ATAACCTTGGGGCATCCCTTGTGAAAGCAATGGGATTCCAAAACGTTGATGATTTTCTGACTAACCCTGCAAATGTACCACAGCAACAGGGGCCATCTCCACAAGAACAGATGCAGCAGATGGAAGTACAGATTAAGCAGAAGGAGTTAGAAATCAAAGCTGCCGAAGTGCAAATTAAGGCTCAGAAAGTTCAACAGGATGCTCAAGAAGCTGCCGTAGATGCACACTTGAAGATGGAAGAGTTGAAATTAGAGCGTGAACAGAAACGAGCCGTAGCCATAGGAGCCACATGAGCGACGATCACAGGGAAGAGAGAGCAAAGAACCTTTTAAGTAACCCGCTGTTTAATGAAGCATTTGATGAGTTAAGAAAAGATTTAATGAATCGCTGGGAGTCCAGCGGTTCGACAGAGTTGGAAGCCAGAGAATCAATTTGGCTTGCGATGAGACTGCTTGACAGACTTCATGGTCATATAAAGTCCATAGTTGAAACAGGACACATGAACAAAGTTATGTCACAGCAACACCCATTCATCTGATAAGAGGAATTTAATTATGGCGGATAAGCAACCAGCCCCGCAAGCACACGAAGACCAGTCGCAACCTGGAAGTTTATGGGAAGCGCAAACGGCAATCCTTGGATTATTGGAACCTGAAGAGGAAACACCAAAAGAAGAGGAAGCCAAACCTGCTGAAAGTGAAGAGTCTACTGAGGAAACTCAAGACGAATTACCGGAAGAGGAAACTGAAGAGGAAGAATCTGAAGAAGAAGAATCTGAAGAGGAAGACGTTTCAGAAGAATCCGATGAGGAAGAAGAACCTGAAGAGGAGGACGACACACCTGAACTCTATACCGTAAGGATAAATGGAGAAGACCATCAGGTAACTGCCGAAGAACTTGTAAAGGGGTACTCTCGTCAGGCGGATTATACAAAGAAAACACAAGAGCTAAGTCAGTACCGCCAGCAACTGGATCAAGCATCACAGTTCTACCAACAAGAAGTTGCAGCGACTCAGGAGGCTCGACAGCAGTACATAAGTTCTATAGCGAACGCAATACAATTAAATCATTCGTCGCTACAGGAATATGAGAATATTGATTGGGAGCGGTTAAAGACGGAAGATAAGGAAGAATACCTTACTAAACGTGACGATTACCGTGAGGCCCAGAATAATATTGAAAGACTAAAACAGACTTTTGATCAAGAATCCCAGCAACAGTATGCTGCCGATCAGCAGCAGTTTCAGCAGTGGGCGCAAGTTGAGCACTCAAAGCTGGTAAGCATTATACCGGATTGGGGAGTTCCACAAAAACAACAAGCGATTGCAAAAGAGCTTCGTGAGTTTGCGGTTACTAAAGGATTCCAGGAAGAGGAATTAAAACAACTCTTCGATCATCGTTCAATTCTTATTTTGATGCAGGCAAAGGCTTGGGAAGACGATCAAAGAAGAGCCAAAGGTATTAAGGCTAAGAAGATCAAGAACAAACCAAAGGTTGCTAAAAGTGGGAAGGGTACTACTAAGTCTGACAGTTCTAAATCAAAAAGTACTGCAAAAATGAAACGCTTACGGCAAACTGGTCACGTGGATGACGCAGCCTCTTTGCTGGAAGATTTATTTAATTCCTAAAAAGGAGATAACAAATGGCTATTGCTACAAATACGTCACTGACTTATAGTTCAGTTGCTATTCGTGAACAATTGTCGGATGTGATTTATAATATCGCTCCTTTGGATACACCCTTCATGTCAGGTTGTTCAAAAGAAACAGCAGAAAATACTTTCTTTGAATGGCAAGTAGATACGATTACGGCTGGTGCGACTAACCGTAAAATCGAAGGTGACGACAGCATTGCCGCCACCGCCAGGGTGCTTCCAACTAGGTTGGGAAATTACTGCCAGATTTCGCAGTATGTCAACCAGACGAGTGGAACCGACGATGCAGTGAACTATGCCGGACACGGCAAACATCAAGCCTATCAATTGGCTAAAAACGGCAAACGTATGAAAAGAGACATGGAATCCATGTTGCTTGAAAATATTGTACGTGCTGCCGGTAACTCAACCACAGCTAGAGCATCTGCTGGTGTTCCTGCGTGGCTTGCTACCAACTATGTATCCATGAATCCAACGAGTGGTTCACCTGCTGCTGGCGCAACAGGAACGACTGCGATGACTGAAGCTACTGCTACTGCTTCTATTACGGAAGCTGGCATTAAGAATGTCATTAAGGATTGTTACGATGCTGGTGGTAACCCTGACTTGATCTTGGCTCCGTCTGCTATTAAACAGGCGATCTCTGATCTTGCTCAGTCCGTATCATCTCTTCAAACTAATACGAAGGGTGATGCACCTGCACACGTTGTTGCAGCGGTTGACGTTTACGTTAGTGATTTTGGAACTTTCAGAATCATAAGTGACCGTAACGTCAAAAGTAGTGAACACGTGTTCTTTTTGGATATGGACTTTTGGGCCATTGCTTGGCTCAGACCATTCCAGACTGTCGAACTTGCGAAGACTGGTGATGCCCACAAGCAACTCTTGCTTGCTGAGTATGGCCTAGTCTCCAAGAACGAGAAGTCAAGCGGTATCCTTGCTGACGCAAAGGCGTAATAAGTATAGGGGGCGGGGAAACTCGCCCCCACCTTATGCAAGAATTAGAAACGAACTGTCCTAATATTCAGGACGAATACGGCGGCAAAGTAATATTTCCATTTGGGCCGTGTATATATCAGAACTTTATTTCTGATGAGTTAAGAGATTCTCTTCTTGAAGAAGGTAAGAGGATCAGAAATAAAGATCATGATTATGGTAAAAGATTGGCCGGTAATATGTATTTTGGCGGTTCGTATGATTATGGTAACGAATATATTGTTAAGGTTTTTCCTGAGTTTCTTAAAATTCTTTTTCAGTGGTTTGACTTTATGGTTTACCATTATGACGGTGGCCGTGTAAACTTTGCACCAGGGAAAGATGACTTAGAGGTTAATCTGGATACTCTATGGATAAACTTTCAAAGACAGTACGATCATAATCCACCACATCAGCATCATGGTATTGTTTCGTTTGTTGTATATCTTGATGTACCAGAGAAGATATTCAGTGAGCAGGCAAAGTCTAATGTTCAGGATGCTGGGCATATAATATTTAAGTATGGGGAGTCTATCAGTCCACTCAGTGTAAGTATGTGGAATGTCACTCCACAGGATAATCTAATCCTCATGTTTCCTGCTACCCTGGATCATATGGTTCATCCATTCTGGGTAGACGAGGAGCGTGTAAGCGTATCTGGAAACTTTACATTAACTGACAGAATTGTATTGAGTCAAAACGGAGCATAGAAATGGAAACAGACTCTGATCTTAGAGCGATTGCCAAGAAAATGACAAAGGGAAAAAAGGCTACTCCTAAAGTATCAAAGCCTAAAGAGCCAACTGATGCTATGGGTTGGTTAAAGAAGGCATATATTGATAATGATCCTAAAGATGGCGCACCAAAAGTAGGGAATATAGGCTATGTCTAAAAGATTAGTTGTAGATACAGAGCCTTGGCGCAGAACTGATTTTCATTATGATGAGGCTGATAATAAGTTTACTCTGAATACAGTGCAGGATGTACAGCCTATTGTTGATGAAAACAAAAGGAAGATGAATCAATATGGTGATAAGTTATCTGTAGGTAAAAGGGGCGAGTGGCATCATGCCGCAAGCATACCTATCAATATCTGGGATCAATGGATGCAGGATACTAATGGTGCCATTGAAAAAGATTCTAAACTTCTTGCTGCTTATCTTAATAATCCAGACTATAAGTATTTCAAAGTAGCACCAACAAATATCTAAAGGGTATAAATTATGTATAGACAAAGTGATGACGGTAGTTTCAACAGGTGGGATGTGCAGAGTGTCGTAACAGTAGGCGCATCTGCTGTCGCAACGAATGTTAGTACCGCTAAAATACTAGGTATCCATACGGATGGGGAGATTTATTTTAACTTTTCTTCATCTTCCAGCGCATCTGTTAGCACTGCTAACGATCTGAAACTTGCTGCTGGACTTACATTCATTAACGTACCTAAGTTCTCTGGGCAGGGTGTATCTCAGTACCTGCATCACCAGAGAGTAGGTAGTTCTAATGTGAGTATGCGACTGGTTCATGTCTGATGGCGATAGGGACGTTCGCGCAGCTTAAGACCGCAGCCGCGAATTGGTTAGACAGAAGTGATCTAACTGATCGTATACCAGAGTTTATAACTCTGGCAGAGGCCAGGTTTAATCGTAATCTTAGGATTAGGGACATGGAAACTGTCTCTACGGCTATCTCTACGACTGCTGGAACAAGAGAATATTCATTGCCTACTGGGTTTGTACAGATGAAAGAGTTTCATTTGTCTACTGATCCTATAACTCCATTATCTTATATTACCCCAGAGATGATGTCGAGATTGTGGGCAGGAAGTGCGAAGTCTAAACCACAAGTGTTTACAATTATAGCAGATAATGTAAGGCTAGGTCCAAATCCAGACGCAACATATACTACATCAATGCTTTACTATAAGACGTTTACAGCTTTGTCTGACGCAGCAACAACAAATGATATGCTGACTAATAATCCAGATGTATATTTATACGGAACTCTATTAGAGGCAGAACCATTCTTAGGCAATGATCAAAGGGTTCCATTATGGTTGGCTGCTTTCCAAAAAGCAGTAGATGATATACAAAACCAAGATAATAAAGATCGTCACTCAGGCTCACAACTCAGGGTTATGAATACTGGCGGATATCCGTGAGGTGAATAATAATGTTAAATAATTTTGCAGCAACACAGGGCGGTGGTACAGATACAGTAACCACTACTATGATACTTGACGGCACCATTGCTAATGCAGATGTAGCATCTGATGCAGCCATTGCTGTTAGTAAAATTGACCTTGGTAACACTTTGGAGATTGAGACTTCTTCTGGCGACCAGATATTTGAAATGGATAATAATGCTTCCAATTCTTCAAATTTCCAAATTAACAATGGCGCAGGTAATGCTAGGACTGATTTCTATTTAGATGGCAGTGCCATTCTTACACTGAAAAATCAAATGGTAGGGATTGGTGATACCAGCCCTTCATACGCTCTTGATGTCAATGATACTGGCAGATTTACTAGCGATCTTATAGTTGGCGGAAACCTAACAGTAGGTGATGGTGGCGCAGAGGATCAGAAGGTTGTCTTTAATGGCAATGCCCAAGACTTTTATGTTGGTCTTGATGATTCTGCTGATGATCTGCTCATAGGACTGGGTTCTGCTGTTGGTACAACTCCTGCAATATCCATCAATGAAGATAGAGATGTAACGATATCGGATGGAGCAATTGATTTTGATGTTGCTTCACATGATGGTACAAATGGACTAAAACTTGGTGGTGCATTAGTTACATCTTCTGCTACTGAACTTAATCTGCTTGATGGCGTTTCGAGTCTCGGTACTGGCGATGCAAGTGGTCCTGGTTCAGCCACAGATAATGCTATCGCACGATTCGATGGTACTGGTGGTAAAACACTACAGAATAGTTCTACTACTATTTCTGACAATGGCGATATAGTTGTTGGCGGAACAACTCCGACTATAACAATTGGAGATGGTGGTGCAGAGGATGCTGCATTAATTTTCGACGGTAATGCTAAAGACTTCCATTTGGGCCTTGATGATAGTGCAGACAAACTGGTTATCGGGGTGGACTCTACCCTTGGAACGAATAGTATCTTAACTCTTACAGACGACACTGTAACGGTTGGTGACGGTGCTGCGGTAGATACTGCTATAGTATTTGATGGCAACGCCAAAGATTTTTATGTTGCCCTAGACGATTCTGCTGATAAGTTATTGATTGGTGAAGGATCGACCGTAGGAACTAATCCTATTCTAAGTATCACTGACGATACAGTTACGCTCGGAGATGGAGCGGCAGTTGATACGGCTATCGTATTTGATGGTAATGCTAAAGACTTTTATGTTGCTCTTGATGACTCAGCAGATAAACTCGTTATTGGTGAAGGTTCTACGGTAGGTACAAATTCTATCTTAACAATTACTGATGATACGGTAACTGTTGGCGATGGTGCTGCGGTTGATACTTATATAAACTTTGATGGCAATGCAGTTGACTATCGTATTGGCCTGGATGACGGTACTGACAAGTTAGAAATAGGCGCAGGAACAGCACACGGTACTACGGCTGCAATCACAATTGATTCCTCTGCTGATATGACGTTAGGCGGAAGTATTGCTTGCGCGGATGAGGTAA